CATATGTAGATATATCTAATGCAACTTCTTTAATTGTTGTTTCGCGTATGGATACTATGAAGCAGCGAAATTGGTCTCGCATGGTTATCAATACAAATATATTAAATATATGTGTATTCCTAATGTAAATTTTGATATACTACAGAGTGGAAATTGGGTTGTATATTCGAGTTATGTGTTAGGATTTACCGCTTTGATTACTATCTTTTTGAAGAGTTTGAAGTTATTTTCTTCTACTAATCTGGAGACTGAAGCACAGAGCGATTTTAAGATTCCTAGTTCTGCGAATATGAAATTGGCAAAATATGAAGATACGCTCCATTGTGGGAATTCTTTTACGCGTTTATCCGTGAAAAATCACCAACTCTGGAATATTCGTGCGAAGCCTGCGATCCCTGTTTTCCGAGGGGAGTTGGGTTTGTTATCCAGTAAAGTTCATCGTAATGTTCGTCGATGTAAGGTTATGGGTGACAAAATGATTGACACTTATTTGTTAGGAGTAAAAGGAGATTTTGCAATTATAAATAGACACGCTCTTGGGCGTATGGAAAAGAAAGTTATAGTACGTGTGTCTCAAACTGGGGAAGTTGATAATGAAAATGTTGTATGGAAAGATACGTATGTGATTCCTTCTTGTATTCAAATGATTACGGATGATTTGTGTTTGATTCAAGTGATGTCGACGCGCTTCATTAACATTTTACATCATTTTGCTGGAACTAATGTATTTCCTAGTGCCGTGAATGCTTCTATGGGTAACACAGAAGTTCGTGCTATGAAAAATCCTCAACCTATAGTTATGGGGGATGAAATTATGGGAAAGATCCCCGTTGCTGATAATTGGGTTTATCAATGGGAAGGACATCGTCCCGGAAAATGTGGACTCCCTTTATTGATAGAGCAAGGATTGGGTATTGTTATTGCTGGTATCCATTCCGGAGGAATACGCAGTACACTTACTTCTTATGCTATAGTTATTACGCGACCTTTGATAGAGAAAGCTATTGTGAAACTATTAAAGACTTCTCCTTATGGGGAAATTACTTCGGAAGGATCCTTTATAGGTGAATTGTATGAAGAGCCAAATTTGAAGTCTCCTTTTAGATATGAGATTCTACAAGGTTTGGACTATTATGGTAAAGCTCCAGGTCCTGTTTTGATTAAGGGAAAGACGAAAGTTGTTCGTCATCCCTTATCTTCACAAGTAAGATCTGTTTTTTCTTCTACACTTAAATTTGAACCAGATGTGGAATTTGCACCCCCAATGATGCAACCTACTGGATCTGGAGATAATTATATTTCTCCGTATAATTTAGCATTGTGTGCTATGTCTCAACAACGTGCTTGCCTTGATCCTAAGGTTTTGAGTAAGGTTGTTGATGTTATGGTGGCACGTATAGTTGGTAGTTTGAAAGATAAAGTCCCTATTCTTACTCCTCTCACTATAGATGCTGCCATTAATGGAGCGAAAGAAGATCCTTTTATTAAAAGGATGAATGTACGAACCTCCGCGGGCGATTCATGGAATTGTACTAAAGAGAGTTTGTTACCAATACGTCATGATGGTGATTTCCTAGAGAGGGAACCTGTTCATGTTTTGAAGGAAAAATTATTGAGTGTACTTGACTCATATTACGAAGGTGAGTCCGCTAATTTTGTTTACTCGGCAAAATTAAAGGACGAACCTCGTACTGTTCAGAAAGTTCGTGCGGGGAAAACTAGGGTGTTCTATGCAGCTAGTGTAGAAAACATTATTGTTTCACGAATGTTTTTAGCGCCCTTCTACTCTCTCATGGTAGAACATGGTAGTGTGTTCTGTAGTGCAGTGGGGATAAATATGCATACTGGAGCAGATAATCTTGTTAAGGACCTTTTAGATTTTTCTGATTTGTTGATGGAGGGGGACTATAAAAGTTTTGATCAAGTAATGCCTTATGATATAGGGCGAGCAGTTAATAATATAGTCTTACGTACATTGAAAGAATTGG